CGCACCAAGCGTAACCGGCAATGCTAACGTAGGTAACCTAGGAACAGCCGGACTTATTATTGCAACAGGTAACGTAACTGGTGGAAATCTAACTACTAGTGGCGTAGTAGCCGCAACAGGTAACGTAACTGGTGGAAACCTAGTAGCGACTTCTTATCATATTCGTTCGATCACAACCGGTATTTCAGCAGCAGGATCAACACAGGGTACTGCAACAGCATTGACCAAAGAGATTAATGTTGTCAGTACAGTTTCTTCTGGGGCAAACGGAGTGGTGCTTCCAACCGCAGTCGCCGGTATGGTATTAATTGTTAATAATACCAGTGCTAATACTCTTAATGTTTACCCGGCAACAGGTGGAGCCGTTAATAGCGGTTCAACAAATGCTGCATATTCACACGTTTCGGGTGCAAGTATACAATATTACGCGACTAGTAGCACTCAGTGGTACACGGTTGGCGCAACGTTCGCTTAATTTAAAAGGATAATAAAATGGCATCATACGCATATACAGCAAACTCAGCTTCGCCGGCAGCATCAGCAAACATTGCTACGGATAAGGTGAGAATAGCTACATCAAACGTTGGGATTCAGTACACTACTAGTTTCCCGAACGTGGCACTGACTGGTACAGTCACTTGTGCTACAAACAGCAACGTGATTACAGGGTCAGGCACATCATTCACTACTGAGTTAAGCGTGGGCGCATGGATCGGAAATACTGGAGGTAACTCAGTGGGTATCGTACAATCAATTGCTAACAACACTAGCTTAGTACTAGCTGCAAACGCTTTAGTAGCGATCAGCGGAGCTAATGCAAGATACAACCCATACGGTGTTGCTTATACGGTAGCAAACGCTAATAGTCAGTTTGTTCCACCCAACACTACTCTCAATAGCGTGATTGTTGGACAGGGAAATATAGTATCATATCTATCTGTTGCAGGTGCAAATAGCTTGTTTACTGTCACTGAACTTGGCGCTCCCCATGCTAATACCGGTACTTCTGGTGTTCCAGCGACCCCGGCAAACGGTGGACCAACTCAATGAATTTTTACGCAATAAAGCTAAATACATCATACGTTCTCATAGGGAGAACTTATGCAGCACCCACTGCGTAGCGACTAGAACTCGCAACCATAAGGAGAAAACAAATGGGACGCCCACTAAAAATCGCCAAGGCACAAGCTGTCTTGACAATCACTGATACAGCCGCAACAGGCAGTATCGTAACAGTATCAGACAATTTAACTACTTCACCTACTGTCGGCGTAGCCGCTGGTATGCCGTTCATCGTTGCTACTACGGTCGGTGGACTTGTAGCAGGTACAATTTATTATATCAATTCAATTCTATCCAACAGCACATTTGACGTTTCTGCAACACAGCCAAGTGTTCAGCCTCAAGTCATGGCAACACTCACAGACTCATCAGGTGGTTCTGTAGCTGCATCAGTTGCAGTAGTTGACGCATACTTCAATAACCCGGTCGGTGGTACAGGTTTCCCGGCAACGAACTCTAACACATACGGTGTAGTCGGAGGCAACACAGGAATCTACGGTAAGCAAGTACTAACCTCAGTTGCAATCGGTATTAATGGTGTAGGTACATTATATACACCACTAGCAGTTAACACTAGTGCAGTGGTAGCAGGTGTAGGTACTGATCTTGCTAACTTAGCAACTGGCGCAGCACTTCAAGTTGCTGTTGCTAACATCAACGGTAGCACTGACTATGTTGATCTAGGTTTTGCTAGTGGTACAAAAGGTAATATTACTGTTGCAGTAGCAAATACTGTAGTATCAGGAAATATTATCGGAACTTCAGGCAATGCTCAAACTCTTATTGCAGACATGCCAATCACATTCAGTGCTAACTTAGGTACTCTTGTAGCAGGTACAACATACTTTGTTAAGAGCATTGCAAATGCTGCTGCATTTACTGTATCTGCCGATCAAGGCGGTCCAGAAGTACAGATGAGTGCTGCTACAGGCACACCAAATGCTATCTTGAATCGTGTTGCGCTAACTGCTAACGCTAACATCATCGCAAGCAATGCAGCATATGTGTATGCAAATGATGAAGCCGGTTACATTGTCCGTCAAAAAGGCAAAACAAAGTATCTTGTAAAAGGTGCGGTATCAGGCTTGACAGGTGTTTGCTATACTACTAACGTAGCGAATGCCGCATTGACGCCAAACAAAATGTCCATCATCGCAACTAATGCGGCTTCTGGTTCGCAGTATGTTTCAAGCATCAACAACTACGATAGTGAACTGTTCCCAGCAACAGTTGCTCCTGGTTCATTAGTAGCCGGTACTGTATACACAATTTACAGCGCAGGTACAACAAACTGGACTTCAGTTGGTGCTATGGCTAACATGACTGGTATCACATTCACTGCTACTGGAACTGCTTCTGGTACAGGTCTTGCGGTATTGGCTAACGTTAACCCGGATGTCATTTCATCGTTCAACGCAGCCGCTGTTGCGAACGTAGACAATGGTCAGCCGAACCCAATCGTAACTATCAACAACGCATAAGGTAGAAGACTATGGCTCAGACTTCTTCCGTTCAACAACTCAAGCAAGCTGAGACCGAAATTGCGGTCCTTCAGGTGCAGTATGGAAATATCAACGAAAAAGTTGATGAACTAAAGACTGACCTGAAGGACTTTCGCAATGAGATCAAAGTGCAACTACAAGAAACTCATGATCTAATCAAAGGGTTTCAGGATGAAAATAACGCCCAGCACGACGAGGTTAATAAGAAGATTTCTGCACTAGAAAAATGGCGCTGGATGCTTATGGGTGCGGGTGTTCTAGCAGGGGCAATGGGATTCGACGTAATAGAAAAGATGCTTGGGATGTAATGCGTTCATTGACCAGTTAGTATATCTAGTTTTTCTTGAACAACATCAATATTGACAGTACTAAACAAACCGGGATGCAACGGTTTGGGGTATAATCCATCTCCTACCCAAGCATAGCCCACATGTTCATCATTTAATTTAGGAATGAACTCATCTTCTACTTCGCAGAAGAACGTATGATACACGAACGTATTATTCACGAATTTTTGAATAGGAACAAACTTTAGATCAGCGTCGAAGAACCCTATTTCTTCGGTGCATTCTCTTTGAATTCCATCTAGCAATGTTTCGTTATCCTCAAGTTTTCCTCCGGGAATACTCCACGTTGGATTCCTCATGTCCGACCTAAGTAGATACAGATATCTAGCACTAGATTTGCTATAGAAGAAGACGCCGGCTGCTTGATGAGACATTTTAGATGACGATGCTATAATCGCCTTGATCATACCATCCCTCAAAACTTTTCATCCACATCCCATCAGCATTCACGTATCGATATTGTACGCTTGTGACTAAGTTCGTGACAAACTGCACTGTAGTTGCGGCTTGAGAGTCAAAAGATACGAACCATTGACCTGTATCAGCGTTAAACTGAATGATGTCATTGGCATTGGCAACCAACCCGCCCCATGAAACAGTAGTAGCACCCTCGCTGCCGATATCTTCTACGATTAGATATCTTACTCCCGGCATCGGGCCAGGCAATCCTGCGTTGGGACCTGTTAACTGGGGATTAATGATACTGTTCACGGGTGCTAGCGTGTTTTGGGGTAGAGTGTCTTGGTCGATGTTATAGATCAAGAATCTATCATCGTTTGGGTCAGGGACAATCGTGCCTACAATGTCATAATCCATATATGGATTCTGTAGCCAAATCTGAGAGATGCCGGGCTTAACTGCACCGTATACGTTTAACAGAGCAGACCAATATAGATTAGTATTAGGACTGTCGGGCAACGCTAATGCGGCGTTGGATGGATTAAATGCTTCATTAGCAGGAAGCAATTGTAGCTTGTTACCTAACAACAACACTTTATAACCGTACGGGGTAATCTTTTGCCTAGTACCAAGCAACAACTGATCGTCTTGAACGTCCAGTAGTGCAGAACCTTTGTATATAGAAGCGATGATCTTTTCGATGACTCCCATCTTCTTGAGCTTGGAGCTAGTGCTGATCCAGATAGGCATATAGAACTTCCAAGTCATAACATCAATGGGGTTGCTGGTTCCGACTGGAATAGTTCTGCTTGAGAATGTTATACCGTCTTGGAATACTGCGGACAACGAAGTCCAATCAATAAAGTTATCAGTGCTTTGTATTTCAAGAGCAGGGTTGAATAGAGTTGCCAACTGTTCAAAGATTTCTAGCTTCTGCTGGTAGTTAGTAGTCCAAAAGTCTACATTAACTCGTAGCGTATATGGAACAGGCATGAGGCGTTCAACAGTAAACGCTTGTCCTTGGGTAGTCTCGTAGCTTTGTGTCTCTTGATTGTATGAACGTTGTCTAACGTTTAGTTTATCTACAAACGTAGGATCCTGTGTCCATTTCTGATTATACTCAATCCCGGTGATGTAATATGTAATCAAAGGTGCCGACGGAAGATTACTAGCAGAATTGTTAGCAATGATAGTAGCTGCTTGTCTACTTGAATCTCCGTACATGATTGGTATACGCACTAGGATGTCATTACCATTAGGATCCTTGCCTCTGGTGACATACCAGTTTGAAAATATCTTGGCAAATTGAATCAGAAAACGACGGACCTGATTGTCGTAGAAAAATTGGGCCATAGTTTGATATTACTCCGGTGGTAGAACGTCTGGCGTAGGCTGCAATATCGATGACAACGGTTGAGCTTCAGGAACCAGTTTCGCTTCACTATTTAGATAGATTTGATCGCTATCATTAATAAATAGCGATTTCAACGAGCGATCCTCGATACCAAAGCCTGTATCAGTCCTGACTTTATCACTGATCCTGATCCACATCAAGCCGTCCCAGCGATACAACAATTGAGGTAGATAGTCAATACGTAAGAAGTATTCACCTACTTGTGGATTTTCCGGGAAAGTGATACCTGCACCTGTTGTTGATAGTCTTCCTTCTTCTAACCCTGCTGTTCCTAGCGGGAAGCCGTTTGGTGGTTGACCGTCGCCTGACATATATCCAGTGGTGTAGCCAAATGAGCGTGGACTTGCACGAGCAATGTACTGAAATCCTGGGATACAGTCAGCACGATAGTCCATGTTAATCGTGATATCTCCGATGAAGCCGGGAGCTTCTGGATTCTGATCCGCAGTTGCATAGGTGTTATCCGCAGTCCCGTACGGGCCAGTCACGATACCGAATGACTGCACGTTTAGAATCTTGTCTGTTTCTACTGAACCCGAACCACCGTCTGTTTTTTGAGGTGCTTGTTCAATGACTGATAGTTGAGCTTGGACAAACTTGTCAATCTTGTCATTGAAGCCAATAGAATCGACAGTCATGTCCCAGATGCTTTCGAGAACTGACTTCTTGATCTTGATACCGGCAGCCGTATTTCTGTAACGAGGATTTTTAACCATCATAACCGTACCAACTACAGGAGGACCGGGAGTAGTTCCGGGTTGTGTGTTGATGCCTATCGGCGGGGCAGGTTGATTAAACTTACCAGACGGAATACCGTTAGATTGAAATGTACCATATGTAGGAACAATATACAGCTTACTAGTGTCGTATCCCGAAAGAGGAACTAACCGCTGTGCTTCACGCAGAGCAGCATTGTTGATTTCAATATTCTTGTTGTATGTAGAAAGAATATCTGCAATGCTGTTGTTCTCCTCTACCTGCCAGTAAGTGGCATCTGGTGGAGTGATTCCGGGGGGAACCTCGATGATTGACTTATAAATTTTACCACCATAGGTGACTGTATAGCCAGGGGGATACGTCTTAGCAGGGTCAAAATCACCGAGATAGTTGTCCTGATTAGTAGGAGCATTAAGAATATCTGCAAATTCTTCACTGCTGACGAGAGGTTCACATTTGATACGCCATAGATGAGGGAACCAAGTTTGCGAGAAACCCTCACTTGCGTAGTTAGCATCTGTGATTTGCACGTAGTGTTTCAATGCTGATGGAATCGCGGCATCCAGTGGATTGTAGTCAAGTAAGTGAGGAAGTTCAATAACGTCACCTACCATCAACTTTCGGCCAATTATATCAATCATGTCATTGTAGTGAACAGTGACAAAGATGATCTCGTTGTTTAGAAAAAGCCCAAACTGACTTAGGTCAAAGTCTAAATTCTGAACGTTGTAATGCCCTCTCAACCGATAGATGTTAGTGTCATACTTTCTATCTCTGTTTTCTAGAAACAGCAAGTCCTGAATCTGTGTAGGACTGGGTTCAAGGTATTGTGGTTGAGTAGGGTCAATAGACGGACCCTGATTAGTAATACCTGCATATTTGTGAATGTACAAGTCAGTACCGCCCACAGTGAGTTGTTCTGATATCGTTCTGTCAAGGAAGCGATAGTCGTTTTGCTTATTAGGACGATAAAGTGACAAACGTGGCATATCTTTATTTATCGAAGTTTTTGGATATAAAGGGCTTGACATCGACCGCCCGTTTTGTTATATTGAATTACAGATAAATAATTTCAGAGGAACATCATATGAAAATCAACGAAGTTACTATCTCGAAAAAGCAAGCCCTCACTGAAGCTATCGATGCTACCAATGACACTGGATTTCTCACTGAGGATCTGGTAAAGATCGTTGAAGCTGAGGAGAAAAACGAATGGTCGAAGCCTGTTCCGGCCGATCAACTCAAGGCAACCATCAACTCTTGGTTTGATTAAATGCTGGACGGTCAATGGTGTAAATTATTCAGGGATACTTTTTCTGAAAAGGCAAGGTCTCATCCCGAACTTCGCAAGTTACTTGATGATTTCATCGACACCAAAGCACAAGATCCTACTAAACCTTTTGGATCCAGAGACGTTGCTTTTAGAAACGCCGGGCACTTCACTGGAAAAGTTCCTAAACTCCGCCATGCTCATCTGATGCATGACATGAACTTGTGTTATACCATATCAGGAAAAGATCCTGCTATCCTCAAGCTTTACGGGTTATTCAAGCATGACGAATTGGGTACCGGTCAACCCGCTAACTATAGGCGTCAACAAAATGTAGCAACGACAATGGCTAATCAGTCATTTGAACCAATGCCTGCCGCACCAAAAGAACCTGAACCTAAAAAGCCAAAAAGCTACAAAGATCAAGCGCGGTATAAAAACCAAAATAAATAGCCTTTTCGATTAAAAATAGTTGACAGTCGTATAGGACGGTGTTAGCATTCAGAATCAATAACAGAAATGAAAGATTGAAAAGAATGTCTACATACAAGTGCAAGCCAGAGTTCTATGATGATTATAATCGACCATTTTATCAAGCGATGTATCGGGGTAAACCGCTAGAAGGTTACTACTTTTTCCTACACATCGATAATACATTAAAACTCGCTAGCTTCCGAAAAGGATACAATTATATTTGGGTTGATAAAAGCTATCCATCACTGTTGGGGAAGCGATGCTTGAATTTCCGTATCCTCAACAACAGAGTGACTGGAAAAAGCAAATATCCTAAAGTTAAGGTGGTTGTGGATGCGTGGGGGAATAGCCTAACTGTCCATATTCACCAGATCGTTGCACAAACATTTCATGATTATCCTATTCCAGATGGAGTCACTGAGGCTGAATGGGAGTTGACTCCTAAGTCAGTGAAGAATCATTTTGATTCGCAATATTGGGAAGCAAATCATATAGACCACAACCACCTTAACTTTCACCCTGAAAACCTAGAGTGGGTTTCTCGCGGGGTCAACGTTGACAAATACCATGCTCATCGCATTACCTAAGATTATTTTTCGGTTGACTTTGGGAAAGAGTGGTGCTATTATAAATACAAGATGAGGAACAAGGCAATGAAAACCCGTAATAACGTTCATCGGAACATGTTCAAGTTCAACAAGCCTAGGGTCATGCCTGATAAAAAGAAGCAGGAGCAAAAGCTTTCCTGCCGCAAAGTTCTCGTCTCAGCGTAATTTGTTGTTTTCTATAGGAAAGAAAAGGCTTGACTTTTATCAAGCCTTTTTGTATACTATATAAGTAATCTGAAATTTAGGAGACTCATGTGGCTCGTCGTCCCTCTCTTGTTAAGACCAAAAAGAAAGTCGCTCGTGCTGCCCCGATTCGTCGCGGCAAGAAAATGGTTGGTCCTGACTTCACTGGCTGGGAGAAAATGACTGGCCAGCAGTTCAACAAGTTCAAGACCAACGCAAAGTATTTCTACTATGAGAATTTTCAGGAAGCTGATCTGCTCCCTGAGATTTGGAAGTGGATGAAGGATAACAACTACTCCGCACAAGACATTCGCAACGCTAAAGCCCCGAAGGGTATTCATTCGCTCAACGTTTGGCATGCGATCACTTGCAAGCTGTTGCACACCGGTTGCCCTGATCATAATCAAGCAGAAGCAGACTATTGGGAAGCACTTCCGGGCACGGGTCCCGTTCTGAATCCTATGACTACGTTCATCAAGGACCGTGTCGCGGCAGCAATCTCGGATGGTGCCAAGATTGTCGAAGAAGAAAAGAAAGTGGAAGCTGCTAAGGCTGCGAAGCCCGTGTTCCGTCAGAACATCCAAGAGCGGATGCGTGAACGGGCGCGTGACGCTTTTGGTGAAATTGAAGTTCTTGCTGATGAGTATCTGCTTGCGGGTTGCCCTAAAGAATTCCCAACTAAAGATGCAATCATGGGATTCTTGAATGAACAGAAGGTTCTCCCTCAACATATCAACAATTACATCAAGCATTGGGAAGCTCTCAAGGCTGAGTATGAGGAAGCTAAAGAAGGCAAGTGTCCTCAATTGAACGAGGCCTATGCGAAGTACACTCGCACTCAGATTAACAACAACATCAAGTTTGCAGACCAAATCATTGAAAACTTGACTGCATACATTGGAATTAAGAAAGCAGATCGTGCTCCGAGGATTCGCAAAGCAGTTCCGATTGCTAAGGTCGTTTCTAGGTTGAAGCATCTCAGGTCCTTCAAGGATGAGGTTCTCAAGCTGGATCTTGTGGGTCTGTCCCCTGAGAAGCTGCACAATGCACAGGAGGCTTGGGTCTACGACACTCGTAAGCGCAAGATGCACCATTACGTTGCAGATCAGTATAGCAACTGTCTGATCGTTAAGGGCAACACGCTTCTTGGATTTGACACGCGCGAGAGCAGCATTAAGACGCTGCGTAAGCCCGCTGAACAGATCAAGGCTCTTGTCGGCAGCAGGCCCGCTGCACGTAAGTATTTCAAGGAGATCAAAGCTGTTGAAGCTGTGCCGAACGGGCGCTTCAATGCTGATCTTATCATTCTCAAGGCATTTTAAAAGGAAATATATGACAAACCGAATTGATTTAAACAAATACGCAGATTTCGTTCTGACTGTATGCTCTGGACCAAGCAAGGACCTTGCTGCACTTATCGAGCGTCTTCAAGAGCTTGACGCTAGCACCAATGTCAATCTTGCATTGCTTATGACTGCAAGCACTGGACTCGGCAGTGAAGGCGGCGAGTTTCAGGAGATCGTGAAGAAGGTATTGTTCCAAGGTAAACCGCTTAACGAAGACAACATCTTCCATATGAAGCGTGAACTAGGTGACATTGCTTGGTACTGGGTTAATGCTTGCAACGCTCTTGGGCTTGATCCTAATGAAGTGCTTGCAGAAAACGTGCATAAGCTACAAGACCGATATCCCGGCGGTAAGTTTGATGCTCACTATAGTGAGAACCGCAGGGATGGCGATCTATGAACAAGCTACTTATTATTGCATTGTTTCTGTGCAGCCTTGCGCTGGGACTTACTTTGGGTCGTTTGATGACTGTTGCAAATTTACAAACAGATGCTATTGAACACGACGTTGCTCAGTATAATCCAATAAATGGTGAGTTCGAGTTCAAACGTTGTGGACCTCCACCCGCAACGATCTTACCTAATTAAGAGTCATAGCGTTTCCTGACTAAATAGATGTAGCAAGGAAACGAACATGACCGCAGACATTCTATCAACGCCTACCAATCTTAACCTAGAAGAACTCAAACAGGCTCTGTTTGAGAACGTCCGTTTGCGTATGGGCGGCGACATCATTGATCTAGAACTTGACCCTCAACACTATGAGGCTGCGTACAACTACGCTATCAAAATCTATCGTCAGAGAGCGCAGAACGCCACGCAAGAGTCATACACGCTGTTGACTGTTATTAAGAACGTAGATACATACACACTTCCTTCTGACTTCATCAACGTTCGTGCATTGTTTAGACGCACAGTCGGACTTGAAACAGGTCCGTCATCGTCATCATTCGACCCGTTCTCAAGTGCTATTCTCAACACATATCTGTTGAACTACAACTACACAGGTGGTATGGCGACGTACGACTTCTATGCTGGTTACGTTGAACTGGCTGCTCGCATGTTCGGTGGCTATGTCACTTATACGTTTGACCCAGTCACTAAGGTGTTGCGTGTTGTGCGTGACTTCAAGGGCACAGGTGAGCGTATTCTGATCTGGGCCGACATTCAGCGTCCAGAAGCAATCTTGCTTCAAGACCCCTACGCCGGAGTATGGATCGCTGACTTTATCATCGCTATCCTAAAGGGCATCATCGGTGAAGCTCGTGAAAAGTTTGGAACCATCGCCGGTCCAGGTGGTGGCACTACATTGAACGGTACTGCAATGAAAGCTGAATCTAAGGCACTTCAAGAACAGCTACTCCTAGAACTCAAGAACTACGTAGATGGCTCCGCCCCCTTAACATGGATCCAAGGTTGATTTAACCTGGATCTGCGGGTAAAGGAATAAATACAAGTATGAAACGCATACTTGAAAATATACTAAGGGCAGATAATAGTCGTAATAAATCAGCAACTAAAATGCTGCGAAAAACTCACCCAAAACTTTGGGATGATATATTAAATGCTACGTCTTTCTTGCCTGCAGATGCTAAACCTAAACAGCGTGTTTGGCACATAATCAATGAGCGGTATTCTATTGAGGTGTGTCCTATAACCGGACAACCATTGAAATGGAACGAAAAGGATTACCGAAGATTCTCGTCGGTTGAAGTAAAAAACACCGCAATAGGTAAAATCATTAGTAAAGCAACTACCGAAAATCATTGGAGACAAAAGGATCCTGAAAAGTCTAGCCTTGCTAATGAGAAGTTCTCTACCGGATTCCGATCCGGTAAGCACAAGCCCTGGAGAGAACGAAACAGGGATTATGAAACTAGTTTAGCAGCAGCAAGAAAAACTTGGATGGAAAAATACGGTGTCGATAACCCATCTAAAGTTCCCGTAATTAAACAGAAGCTTTCAGACTTATCCAAAAAGCGCAATGAAAATTTGCATATTAACAAAGAAGAATCAACTTTGTATTATATGAAGGTGCGAGAGATAACGAAGCAATCTTGGGTTAAAAACTACTTATTGATTAATCCTACTCGGATTACTAGAAGCAATGAGTGGCATTTAGACCACATTTTTAGCATCAGTGAAGGGTTAAACAACAACATACCTCCTGAAATTATAGGGCATTGGACCAATCTAAGGCTTATTCCCAGAAAAGAAAATTCAAGTAAAGGAGGGAATTGTCACAAAACAAAAGAAAAGCTATATGAAGATTATTATAGGGCTATCGGTGCTTGACAGTAACTACTTCCTATGTTATAGTATAATAATAATTAAAGGAATAACTTAATGATTGTGGGCATCACGGGGCTGATAGGATCGGGCAAAGATACTGCCGCTGATTATCTCTGCACGTTTCATGGATTCAAGCGTATGAGCTTTGCTGGTGCGCTTAAAGATGCGGTGGCAGTCATCTTTAACTGGGACCGTGAACTTCTTGAAGGCTCAACTAAGTCTAGTCGAGAATGGCGAGAAGAAGTTGACACTTGGTGGGCAGATCGTCTTGACATCCCCAATCTTACTCCTCGTTGGGTATTGCAACAGTGGGGAACTGATGTTGCTCGCAAGCACTTTCACAACGACATTTGGGTAGCAAGCGTAGAGAATCGGCTGCGCGGCATCAAGGATAATATCGTGATAACCGATTGTCGCTTCCCCAACGAAATTGCTGCTATCAAGAATGCCGGCGGAAGTATGGTTAGGATTCATCGGGGTGAGAATCCTGAATGGTATTACTATGCTGATCGATACAACACAACGCAGAATGCAGGACAACGTGAACTGTATATGTCAAAGCTGAAGTATTATAACGTTCATGCCAGTGAGTACAGTAGCGTGGGTCTAGATTACGACCATCATGTTGAAAACAACGCAACGATTGATAGTTTGCACCAGCAGATTGAATCAATAATCAACGGTTAAATCTCCACGGCGCCAGGTAACTTCTTTGCGCTTCACGATCTCAACACAATTTAGGCAGATCGTTCGGAGATTACTAAACGCTACATTATTCAAATCACCGTCAATGTGGAATACCGTCATTTGACTAGCATATAGACTCTTGAAGCCGCACAAGTCACAGTGCGGTTTCTTTTTATAGCCTGCCTTCTCCCAGAGCAAAACTCTGGGTTTTTTCTTGGCTTTTAATTTCCCGCAGCTATCACAGATGCGACGGTAATAGGTCTTGCCTTTGCGGATATAGTTTATCGCAGAGTAGTTCTTATTGCAGTCTTTGCATATAGGTCTTTTCAGCATACGAGTATTTATGCATTTTGACCTTTAAAGGCACGCCTACACCTGCTTTTTTAAGTTCTACGCTAAATAATCATTAGAAACTTAGTAATCATTACTAGGCAGGTGGTAAACCTCAAAATCATACAAAGGAAAAATGACATGCCATTAAATTCACCAGGTGTAGAAGTTACGATCATTGATCAAAGTCAGTATCTTCCAGCTCCAACTAACTCTATCCCACTCATCGTGTTTGCTACAGCAAGCAACAAAGCCGATCCTACAGGAACTGCTGTAGCAGCCGGGACACTTCCTGCTAATGCCGGTAAGCTCTATCAAGTTACTAGTCAGCGTGATCTTGTCACTCTATACGGTAATCCATTCTTCTATACTACGTCAGCCGGTACTCCTATTCAGGGTTATGAACTCAATGAGTACGGGCTTCTTGCTGCTTATTCTGCACTCGGTGTGACTAATCGGGTTTACACTTTGAGAGCAGACATTGATCTTGCAGCTTTGGTTGGTGAGACAGTTCGTCCAACTGGTTCACCTGCAGATGGCACTTGGTGGTTAGACTCAGCTACTTCAACTTGGGGTATCTATGCCTTTAATGCTTCAACAGGACAGTTCGGCCTTCAAACTCCAATCGTGATTACTGACTCTACACAAATATCCGGTGGTTACCCTATACAGAGCATCGGGTCGATCGGGCAATATGCAGTTATCGCAATCCCAACCTACGATTACCCAAGTGCTTCAACTTCAGGCATGTATTTCTTCAAGGCATCTAATAACACTTGGACAAGAGTTGGAGATTCTGATTGGTTAGTTGCAAATCCAACCATCCAAGGTTCAAATGCAAATCCAACGTTGACGGCTACTAACACATTCACTATTTCAGTCAACGGAGCCCCCGCCCAAACTATCACTGTTCAGGGTAATCCAAACAATGTAGTTTCAATCATTGCTGCATCGATCAACAATTTGGATATTCCATCTCTATCAGCAGCCGTAGTTGACGGCAAGTTGCAGATTTATTCAGCGCAGACAGGACAGGCCGTTACTAAAACTACTCCTCCCTATATTACGATTGCTGCTGGTCTAGGCACAGTGCTAGCTGATTTAGGAATCGCCGCAGGTACGTACTATCAGCCCGCAGTGTTCTATGGTACTTCTTCCCAGCAGCCGCTATGGCAATCTGGTCAGACTTATCCAAGACCATCTGGTTCAGTTTGGATCAAGATCGGCGCAGCAGGCAATGGCTACAATCCTGTAATTTCACAGTGGAACGGCTTGAGTTCAGTTTGGGTTCCGGAAACTCCTAGCTTTGCAAACAGCGACTGGCAAGCAATTGGTGCTATTGACGCGACCGGCGGGAAGGCAATTCCTGCAGGAAGTGTCTATGCACAGTATAACTTTAATTATAACCCTGCTAATTCGATGCCATCAACTGCACCCGTCGCCCCAATCTATTATTGGGAACGGATTGCAGCAGGCGCAACTATCGTTACCGGCACTAATACCAGCCCTTCATTCACGGCAGGACCATACACAGTAACTATTCAAACCTCGATTCCTGGCTCAAGCTCACTAAGCTCACCCTACACAATGACACTAGCCGATAACACAGATGCAAGTGACTTTGTTACAGCATGGTCGTCGGCAGGTGCACCCTTCACTAGCGCAGTTGTGCTAGATACCGGTGAGATTCAAATCCAGCACACTCAGGGCGGCGTGATTGTTGTTAACGATCTGAATCAAACAACTGGCTTCAGCACGGGCTTGATGTCAGAAGCAGGTTTCGATATCGGTGTTACCCAAGGCGTTAAAGAAGGTCCGTTCTTCTACGATCTTGTTTTCAACCCAGTGCAGAGTTCTACTACAGGATCAGGAACTGGCTTGATTCCAAATGTAAATAACAGCTACCAAAACTACCAAGTAGACAGTCTTGCCTTCGATGCTGCAGGAACCGGTTATGTAGTAGGTGAGGTCGTCACATTCCCCGGTGACGAATTAGGCGGCGCGGACGGAGCCAACGATCTGGAAGTTATTGTGACGAGCGTAAGTGTGGGAGGTGTTGTAACTTCAATTCAATATTACTCCGGTCAAGGATCGTTAATGTACACTACTCAGCTTTCTAACTGGGTAGAATTTAACATGACTGCTAACGAAGGTGCTCCTACTGTAGCGCCAGCAGACCTCACTAACTGGTTCTATTCAGTTGTTGATGAAGTAGATATCATGGTAAACACCTCATCAGGTTGGCAGGGTTACAAAAATGTAAACTACAATTCAAGTGGCTTCCCCTTACCATCCGGATCGAACACAACTGACCCTAATGGTCCGTTGATTGCTGCGACCGCACCAACTCTACAATCAGATGGTACTGCTCTAGCATACGG